AGAAGAATACTGTGAAATCCTACTAAGAAACATGCAAAAGGATAGAGGACTCTCAATACCAGACTGCCCAGTAGGGTGTGATTTTGATATTGGTGATGATTACTCTTTCGGCAAGTTTGAAAGTAAATATGGTGTATGATAAAATTAAGTTTCCCATCTATGTCGTAGGCACAGATGATATTGACTTAATTGATGGACTACTTGTAGCCGACGGGCAAATTCTTGATGATAAAAATATGTCAGGTAAGAATCTTGCGATGCGTAGACTACAGAGTCCTATGAAAGGAATCTATCCACTCAAGTATATGATTGATACGATTCCAGATTTAATACGACACCGTGGTAAAAATTACATAGATAGTAATGGAAAATATTTTCAACTTGAAAAAACAAAAACAAGTCCCATTAAGTATCACAAAATGGGCAAGATAGAAGGTAAGGGTAATGCAGCACTTGTATGGTGCTTAAACATTCCCTTTCCCTTTGTCTGCAAAAGACCGCCGAAATTAGAAGAAACTTGGGCAGGAATATTATATAGAAAGGGACTTCCATGGGAACTATGGGAGTTTAGTACAGAAAGGAAGAAAGACACATGGCGAAAGATTTAATAGAAGATTTAAAAAATGGCATATGCCTAGTAACTTATCGTAGTTTAAATTCTAATAAAGAAAAGGAATTTGAAGCTACATTGATGCCGGAGCATATATACAATAATACATCTCTTAACCAAAGAGAAGATACAGACAAGATTCTTATGTATAACTGCACTTTTGAGAAGTGGGAAGATATAGATAAAGAAACAATTTTAGGGTGGATAAAGCTATGAATCAAGTAATTAAAGTACCATACTGGTGGTGGGAGGGTGCGCTAGAGCCTGAGCTGTGCAAGGCAATCGTTTCTATAGGGGATAAACTAGAACTTACCACTGCAGGTATTAAAGACAGCAAGACTGTAGATGAAGAGTACAGAACAACACAAGTAGGATTTTTCGCTTCAGGTCATTGGGTTCAAACAATAACAGATAAATTTGTAAAAGAAGCAAATAGAGGAGCAGAATGGAATTTTGACTTAGACTCCTTTGAATTAGTACAGTATGGTAAATATGCTAAAGGCTGCTTCTATAAAGAGCATAGGGATTGTGATGTGGAAAAGTACGGAAATAGAAAGCTTTCTATTAGTATTCAACTAACAGAGGAAGAAAGATATAATGGTGGAAATTTTAAACTTAAAGACTTCTTTGGACGGGAATTATCCCTACCAGAAGGCCTTCGTAAGCAAGGATCAATTATAGTATTTCCTTCTATGCTTCTACACGAAGTCACAGAAGTACGTGCAGGTACTCGACATTCTCTAGTGCAATGGCATAGTGGGCCAGAGTTTAAATAATGAAAGCAGTTATAGGTAACAGAATATTCATGGAAGTTCCTGCAGATCTTCGTGCAACTATTGATAAAGAATTAACATACTCAATTGCACCTAGGAATCCCCAAGACCCGCCTTTCGTAATTAAAAATATGGGCTTAATTAAAGGAGGTTTGATTTCTATACCTAGTGGGCGAATCGATTTAATCCCAAATGATTATAATATAATCGATAAAAGAGTTGATACGGAAATAGAATTTCCAGAGTTTACGTTTACTTTACGACCTTCCCAACAAGACGTATATGACGAAGTAGAGGACAATGCTATAATAAACGCATGGGTCAGTTGGGGAAAGACTTTTACAGGTTTAGCTATTGCTTCAAAACTTAAAAGAAAAACATTGATAGTTGTCCACACAATTGCATTAAGAAATCAGTGGGCAAAAGAGGTAGAAAAAGTCTTTGGAATTACGGCAGGTATTATTGGAAGTGGAAAGTTTGAAACAGATAGTCCGATAGTAATTGGAAACATACAAAGTCTTTACCGTAAAATGGACGAGATAAAAAAAGAGTTCGGGACAGTCATACTTGACGAGATGCATCACATCTCAAGCCCAACTTTTAGTAGAATTATCGACAAAATGCATAGTCGATATAAAATAGGTCTAACAGGGACATTAGAAAGAAAAGATGGTAAGCACGTGGTATTTAGAGATTACTTTGGACAGCACGTTATAAAACCACCTAGAGAAAACTATATGACTCCTGTTATTGACATAATTAAATCCGAGGTGCGTTTCATGGATGGAGCGCGTATACCTTGGGCGAATAGGATTAACCACTTGGTTTCACAAGAAGAATATGTGCATAGCATTGCAATGATTGCATCTGCTTATGCAGCCAAAGGACACAAGGTTCTGGTAGTAAGTGATCGAGTCTCTTTGCTAAAGACTTGTGCTAGACTGAGTGGTGATTCTGCCGTGTGCATTACAGGCGAGTTAGAACATGAACAGAGGGAGGAACTTTTAGAAAGTGTAAAAGATTCTAAAGATATCCTCTATGGTACACAGGCTATATTCTCAGAAGGAATATCTCTTGATGTATTAAGCTGTTTAGTTCTAGCAACCCCAATCAATAACGACCCTTTACTCACGCAGTTAATCGGCAGAGTTATTCGTAAGAGAGAAGGAAAGAGGCAACCCATAGTAGTAGACATAAATCTACGAGGTAAAACTGCTGCTAAGCAGGCAACGGCTCGACATGGGTTTTACATTAAACAGGGCTACGAGGTTAGAGTTTTATAAATTCGTTAACCGAGTAGATCAGAAAAATAATGCTTGACAACAAGTTAAAATTTTGTTATAATATATGATATTGTATAATTGGAAAAAGATTCTAAAAGAGACAAACGGTAGTACCAAAGACATCATGGTTATTCTTGATATCTTAACGTACAGAATACCGCCTTCAAACTATTATGACCCCAAGTTCAAATTTTGGACTAAAAAGTGGGGAGGGCATAGTTACCTCTTAAATCCTAAAGCATTATTTATACAGCGGAGATTTTTCTCCGACAGAGAGATTGTGGAATATGCAGGTGTCGCATCATTTCGCAGTTATAACCACTATGTGGTAACAAAAGACACCACACTGGACCTCATAAGGTACCCACTGAGTGAGGATATAATATTAAACAATAGATTACTTAGAATAGAAGATGATAAGATTCACTTCAAATTCGAAGAAATCACAGACTTAAAGGAATTAAAATGGCAATAAAATTTAATCAGACTAAAGGCGAAGCTAAGAAAGAAAGAGCAGAATCCTACGCATATGCAGGAAAAGAAGACCACCACGTAAGACTAGTGGGCGACTTATTACCAAGATATGTGTATTGGGTTAAAGGCGAGAATGGGAAGAATATCCCTATGGAATGTTTGGCTTTCGACAGAAACACAGAAACTTTCAACAATAGAGAAAAAGATCATGTACAAGAGTACTTTACCGACCTAAAATGTGGTTGGTCTTATGCGATTCAGTGCATAGACTATGGTGATAACACAGTAAAGATCTTTAACTTAAAGAAAAAGTTATTCGAGCAAATTACTGTAGCGATGGAAGATCTAGGCGATCCTACTGACCAGACTACAGGATGGGATGTATTCTTTAAAAGAAAGAAAACAGGACCAAATCCATATAATGTGGAGTATCAATTACAAGCACTTAAGTGTAAGCCTAGGAAACTAGACGACAACGAGATGAAACTTGTTGAAGGTTTAAGATCTATGGATGAAGTATTACCAAGACCTACACCTGAGATACAACTTGAACTTCTTAAGAAGATAACACAAGTTGATGGTGAAGTTGATAGTAACATATCAGATGAGTTTGACGTATCGTAATATGATTTTATTTACAGCAGATTGGCACATTAAATTAGGACAGAAGAATGTACCGGCATCCTGGGCTTGCTCAAGATATCAGTTATTCTTTGAACAGATAGAAGATGTAGTAAACGATAATGACGTTTCATTACACATCATTGGAGGAGATCTATTTGATAGAACTCCTTCTATGGACGAGTTAACTCTTTATTTTGATTTTGTAAAGAGTGCTAATGTTAAAACTATCATATATGATGGCAACCATGAAGCTACTAGAAAAAATAAAACATTTTTTAGTAATTTGATAAGAGTTACTAACGAATTAAACCCATTGGTTGAAGTTATAACTGAAACTAAAGAGTTTGAAAACTATGCTATATTACCTTATGCAGACTTGCACAAGAAGAATAGTATAGAGAATATTGACTCTCAGGTTTTATTTACTCATGTGAGGGGCGAAATACCCCCTCATGTGACACCTGAAGTAGATTTAACAAGGTTTGACAAGTATAAAACTGTCTTTGCCGGGGACTTACATGCTCACGAGAATACTCAAAGAAATATTGTATACCCAGGTAGCCCAATGTCTACAAGTTTTCACAGAAACAAAATTAAAACTGGTTATCTTCTTATCGAAGAGCCACATAGAGCAAATGGATTTGATTGGAGTTGGAAATGGGGAGAGTTTAAACTTCCTCAATTATATCGTAAAACTGTAACAAGTACAGATGATATGGTAGCAACAGACTTCGATCATACAATCTATGAAATAGAAGGTGATGTAACAGACCTTGCTAATATTAAGAACTCAGATTTATTAGACAAAAAGTTACTAAAAAAGACAAGCGAATCTACACTAGCACTAGAAAAAGAGATGACTATTGAAGAGGAACTTGCAATGTACTTCGGAGAAGTATTAAACTTGGATAAAGAAAAAATTAGTAAAGTAATAGGAGTATTTAGTGATTATTCTAAAAACGTTGAAGTGGAGTAACTGTTTTTCATATGGGGAAAATATTGAATTAGATTTAGAAGATTCAACCCTAACACAGTTAGTTGGAACAAATGGTGTAGGCAAATCGTCTATCCCCTTAATACTAGAAGAAGTATTATTTAATAAGAATAGTAAAGGTGTTAAGAAGGCAGACATACCTAATAGATATGCAAACAAAGGTTATAGTATTAATCTTACTTTTTCTGTTGACGACAAAGACTACGAAATTGATGTAAAAAGAAAGGGTGGAATTAAGTGTAAATTATATGAGAATGGAAAAGATATCTCCTCTCATACAGCAACAAATACGTATAAGACTGTAGAAGACTTATTGAACATAGATTTCAAAACATTTACACAGTTAGTATATCAAAACACCAATGCTAGTTTGCAATTTTTAACTGCAACTGATACTAACAGAAAGAAGTTTCTAATTGACCTATTAAACTTGGATCAATATGTGCAGTTTTTTGAGTTGTTCAAAGAAGAATCAAGGATTTCATCACAGCATTTAGCAGGACTAAATGGAAAATCTGGTCAAATTGTTTCATGGTTAGAGAACAACAATTCGATAGACATGACACTACTTCCAAAGATGAATCTACCAAAAATCGAAGAAAAAGATGAAGAAGAATTACGTTCACTAATGATAGAGATTTCAAATATCTCTGAAAATAATAAAAAAATCTCAAGAAATAATCATTGGAAGTCAGAGTTAGAAGAAATAAATATCTCTAAGTACCAGGATATTGTAGCAAATGGGGCTAAACAAGATACTTCCTTCTTCAATGAGTCTTTAGGTACTTGGAAGTCAGAACTTGCTCAAGAAGTAAGAATGAGAAATAAGTATGAAAAGTTAAAAAATAGTGATAATGCAGAGTGTCCAACTTGTGAGCAACCTATAGATTTAAAATTTATACAAGAGCAATATGATAGACACAATAAAACTGCAACATATATGGGTACAGAAATTAAAAAAGTACAAGAAAAAATAGTTGGAGCAGAAGAGAATAATGCTAAACTTCACCATGCAGATAATATGGTAGAAGAGTGGGAAATGATTTATAAAAGTATAAATCAAAAACTGCCAAGTCAGTTAATAGACAAAGGCAAGTTGGAGGACA